ATGGCCACTAACAATGTTGAGGGTCTACAAGATGCAATATTTAAATCAACCGAAAGTCTTGCAACATTTAATAATGAAACTGGAAGGTTTGAAGTTGTTGGTGTTAACCTTAGAAAGGCTAAGGATATGGCAGATGCGTCGGGTATATCTCTTTCTGAACTTACTAAAGGGGCAATTGCGGGTAACGAAAGAATGCAAGCAATGAACGACATGTCGGGAATCGACGTGCCGGAGGAAACAAAAAGATTTTTAACAAACATATCACAGATGAAAGATGGTGAAATGACCATCCAAATCCAAGACGCGGCAATGAGAAAGAAATTGGGTATGGGAGATCAGGTTGAAATGAAACTTTCTGACATGTCAAATGAAATGGCGACCGAACTTAAAAAGTATCAAGACGAATTTAAAACAATGAATCCTGAAGACATTGTTAGACAACAAGCAAATGCGGTTCAAAACATAATGAAAGATGTTAATTACATGTTAGGTGTAATGAGAATCCAAGGTGCAAAAGCTGGGGACGCAGGTGCTGAGGCACTATTTGGTTTGGATTCCAAAGATTTGGGTACGTTCATAAGTGAACAAGGGGATAAAGGTTCTGACTGGGTCAGTGAATTTCTAACTAATGGGATGTCTGGTATTACCGCATCAATAAAGTCCTCCAACGAGAGTGCAAAGAAAATTGCGGAAGCTCAGAAATCCAGTAATGATGAAAAATCAAAACCAACAAACAAAACAACTACAGTAATTGAGCTCAAACATACGTCGGACTCCACAATGGGTGCATACCAAAGACAACTACAATCAAATCCTCAATATTGGAATGATTTGATGAAGAGCAATCCAAGGAGTTACACGCCATAAAACTAAACAAATTTTACTTTTGAATCTATTTATCTAATAAAATAAGATATGCCAAGTTACTTAGATTTTAATTCAACGAAAGTGTTTAGGGATTCTATACTTGCAAGGACTCTACAACAACCTAACGGACCACAAACATTTAATAGTGGTGTTTATAGTGTTGAAAATTTAAGAGATCAAGCAAATGTAGATCCGGGGGACGTTGAAACAAATTTACAAACCTATTTATCGGTTCCTGAGAACCTCAATACTTTTGGTGCTGATGAGTTCAGTACCGTCACGAATTTAAGAAACTTAGTTGGTCTTAATGATTTAGGTTTATACCCTTATTACACTGCGGGTTCATACAATAATTTAATTAGTATTATGACTACCGACAATTATGAATCGGAGTCTAAACTAATGCAATTTGCGGCATTTAATATTAAAACAAATAAACAAGGTCCCGTACTTGCAAGAATTACACAAAATTTAGTCGCGGCGACATATGGTAGGGTGAGATTATTAGATGCATTAAATGGTAATACCGCAACGGCAATTAATTTAATTACAGGACGAGAAAACTTAATAGAAAAGAATTATAAAATTACAGTTGCTAAAACATTGGCGGGTAAGGCGATAGATTTTTTACAAACAGTTGCGGGTGTTGAATTCCCATGGAGTGAAATCCCTGGTGACTATTTAACAAACCCAAGAAACCCAATAGTTAACAGACCCGAAGCACAAACAGGTGCGGGAAAAATATTACAAGACATAACAGGGGCTTTAGGTTCATTGTTAGGTATACAAAGAAGACCAAAACCGAGTAGAAAACCATCCGATCTAATGATCGAGTATATGGGTAGTGGACAAAAGGCAGTACTTTTTGACAACTTAAGGTTCTCAACATATGCACCAAACTATACTAAAACCGCAAGATCACAACAATCATCAAAATTATTCAACTTCCCTAATCAAATAGGGGATGCAATTAATGATGTCTTCGGAGCGGGAGCACCTGCGGGACAAGCGTATATTGGTGATGATAGGGGTGAGGATGTGAATTTTGCAATGAACGACTTTAATGAAAATGTCATCAGAAGTAGTTACTACCTTAGTTTATTATTTGATCCTGTTCAAACAGAATTATTTGAAATAAAAAGAAATATAGGTGAGGGTGGACAAATAAGTGGTAAACTTACGTGGTATAGTAAAAACTCTAAAAATAAGTTAGGTGCTAACAATGAAGAGTTTAATAGTGAAAGGTCACAATTTGAACAAAGTTTATCCAATTCATATTCATTTAGAAGTGATTCAATATTAGATAAGACCCAACAACTTCTTAATTCAATGCCATCAGATGGTGGTGCCGCGAGAGGACATGTTGCAAATGCCATTGACCAAACAAGTAGAATCTTTAGAGAGGGTAATGTTTTAATGTCAAGAGGATCGGCAATTAAATACGTAGATAAATTTACCGGAGATGAAGGGGGTGTTGAATATTGTAGAGTTTGGACTAAGGACAGATCTTACATGAATATGTCAGACACAATGAAAAGAACAGGAAATATTAGAAAGTTCGATTCAAGTGTAATGAGTACACCGTGGAATTTAAATATTGCACCAATGTCCAATGGACAGAACGGTGATCCAGATACTGCATTTGGGTCGTCAACTAATATTGTAAAAGCGGGAGATGGTTACATAGCAAAAAAATATATGTTCTCACTTGAGAATTTAGCTTGGAAAACCTCTAACATGCCAGGTTTTATGGTAAGTGACTTACCTTACTGTGAAAGAGGACCTAATGGTGGTAGAGTTATGTGGTTTCCACCATATGATTTAAAAGTTACCGAACAGAACAACGCAAGATGGGAAGAAAATAGTTTCTTAGGGAGACCCGAACCAATATATACATACCAAAACACTTCAAGGTCAGGACAAATATCGTTTAAGATTGTTGTCGATCACCCAAGTATTTTAAATCTATTGGTACAGAAACACTTTAAAGGTATGTCGGATGAGGAATCGGACAATTATATCAACGCATTCTTTGCTGGGTGTGAAGAACTTGATTTCTATGAATTAATAAGAACATACACAACAATTACTAAAGACGATGCAGAAGCAATCAAAAATTATTTAGAAGGTGGTGGAACACCTGAGGAGATCTTAAAATATAAAGTGACTACTGAAGATGCGGAAATTATAGAATTTGATTCTACGCCCGAAGAAAGTCCTATGAAAAAATTCGAAGTGTCATTATATTTTCCAAATGACTACCCACAAAAATCAGGATCTAAAGATGTAAATACGACTGTCCTATATAGTGATATTAAAAATTCATATTCCCAAACAGAATATGAGGGTTATTTAGATAGTGGTTTAACCACATTGTTTAGTGGAAGTCCTACTGCGGCTAAGAAAAACGATAAAAAAGTAATCTATGGTGACGATACCGTCACAGGAACTCTCCAACAAATAAATCTTACCAAAGGTAAATTGACGGAAGCGTTCGGTAAATTAGATAGTAACTTTAATGACTATACGGGTTATTTAACTGAGATAAAAACAAGACTTGAGAATAATGAACTTAAAATGCTTAATTTTGGTTTACAATCAAGTACTTCGTCAGTCGCTGATGATGATTACAATGTGTATCTCTCAATGAGAAGGGCACACTCAGTTGTTCAGGATATCATTAAACAACTTGAAAAACCAGGTAATAACACAAACGTTAAATGGCCAACATCGGTTTCGGAGGGAACAGGACCTAAAGATTTTGAGGTACTATATAATTTTTCGGACTTAGGTTATGAGGGTGTTGAGGGTCAACTTGTATTTAAAGGATCGAGTTATGGTGAAAATGTGGATGATGCAACGTTAGGTGGATTACAAGGTGCTGGTGGATCGTCAAATATTGACTGTCACAATAAGAACATTCAAAGTTCTTCGGCGTTAAAGAAATCCGCGCCAATAACTTTTTACTGTAGATACACAGGTGTTGTTATGGGGATTACACCCAACGACAAACAACCTAAAGGACCAAATGATCCCGATCAAATACCAAAATATAAATTAGAACCTGATGGAACAGTAAAACAACCGGCAGTTAAGAAACCACCGATTGATATGATGAAAAAGATCATCATGAAAACCCTATCAGAGTGTTACTATTTTAAAGTGCTTGAGGAAGACTCACCAGTTACGTTTAAAAGTTTAACTGAAAAACTAAAATATTTCCACCCCGCATTTCATTCAACAACCCCCGAAGGTTTAAATAGTAGGTTAAATTTCTTACTACAATGTGTAAGACCCGGTGATACTATACCAATTAAAGGGTTGGCAAGTGACCTTGATAAAGGAGCAAGAAACACGAGTTTCGGACCTCCACCAATCTGTGTTGTAAGAATAGGTGATTTTTATCATTCTAAAATTGCGATCAGAGACATAAACATATCTTACGAGGATTCACCATGGGATTTAAACCCTGAGGGTATTGGTGTCCAACCGATGATTGCAAGTGTAACTCTACAAGTTAATTTTATTGGAGGACAAGGTCTTGAAAAACCCGTTGAACGATTACAAAACGCATTATCATCTAACTTCTTTGCAAATACTGAGATGTATGATCCAAGGTCAGTTTCAACTAATTCAACAATAGGTGGGGTAGATGCAAAAGAATTTACAAAAGATTTCTTAGAATCACTACAAAGAGCAAACACGATTAATGAAACACCAGTGGGAGATAATAGTGATTCGGTACCAGTACTTAATGAAGGTGTTTATATTGGTGATTCAGATTTGGATAAATCAACAGGTCAAGAAGCTGAGGGAGACCCAACAGTACCGGCAATACCACCAACAGGACACACAATAAGTTATAAGAAACTCATAACTGAATTAGAGACACAATATAAATCTTATTTTGAAACGTTTAAAACGTCATATGACGACCTATTAGTTGAGTTTGGACCTCAAGTACATAGTTTACTTTTATCACCAACATATAGAACGATAAACGACTATACGGTAAACACATCAAACGTTGCAACAAGAACAATTAAGATGTTGGGTGAATACACCTCAACTACGGAGTTAAACCATAGAATTAATAGACTTAAATCAAGTATGGTATCATCAATACTTACAGAAGATGTGTCGGAAATGTTTAAACTTGATAATTTCCTTTCACCTGAAAAAATTGAAAGATCAAATACATTACTAAGACCTAAACTTGAAGCATTAATTGTGGAAAAATTAGATGGTGTTATTACATCGAACCTATTAAAAGGTATTACAAATAAAAGGAATGAAGTAATTGAATCTTTAGATAAATTAAATTATTTAACCAAGTATGTGGGTGACGGTCAAATCAAAGATCAGACTTACACACAAGCGACACTTTCGGGGTTTACCTTTTCAACACTTTACGATGAGTACGATATATTCGTTGATTATTTTGATAAAAACAGTGATAAGTTTGTAAAAGATTTGGACACATCTATAAACTTCGATTCATTATCTATAAATGTTACTATACTTAGTGAATTATTATCCGTATTATTAGTAGGTAAGGAAACCGAAATAACTGACATTTACAAAGATGATATCCTTTTTAGTGATAATATTAAGAAAAGGATTGAAAGAAAGGTTAAAAAATTCATAAATGAAACCAAACCCGAAAAAATTAACCTAAGTAGGTTTAAAAAAATGAAGGGTGATGGGGATCTTAAGTTTGTTGTCTCAAGCACGGCAGACATAACGGATTCAACACAGAAAGAAACCTTAGAAAGGGTCCATTTAGATCAGGTAACAACTTTAGGGAGTACATTGAATAATTATAAACCAACTAAAGTCAAGAAATAATGAGTAGACAATATTTTAACAGATACGAGTTTTTTGAAAACGATGGTGATTTTAAAATTGTACCCGGTATTGAAATCAGAATTACGTCCTCAGATAAGTATGTGCAATTTAAAAGAGGTAAAGACAGGTTAGATAGAATCTCTCAGGAGTATTATGGTTCACCTGTTTTTGGTTGGTTAATTTTACAAGCTAATCCCACATCGGGAAGTATTGAATTTGAGATACCGAATAACTTTCTTTTAAGAATACCATTTCCACTTGTTAATACCTTACAAGAGTATAAAAGAAGTGTAGAATTGTACAACTTATATTATGGCGAATAACGATCTTATAAATAATGAAAACATATTAGTAAAGGTTGATCAGAATAATTTAATCCTAATCGACCCTAACAGTACTGTTTCTAATGGTATCGTAGAACCAAGGGGCACTAACGCGGAAAACTTTGTATATTATGTAAATCTTGAAGCCGACCTTATACCAAGAAGTGTTTTGGTAAGTGGTAACAATTCTAATACACTTTCTTCAGTTGCTGAGGGAACACTAAATTTTTTACAGAACAAAAACAGTGACTACTTAGATACCAAATGGACCGACACATATAACCCAAGAACGGACGCGGAATTTAAAAGGTCTGATATTATTGATGATTCAGGACAATCTTTCGGAATCCAAAGTATTGACATTCAGGTTAGAGGTACAAACTTTGTTCCTAAAGTAACTATAAAATTTGTTGATGTAAGGGGTAAAACATTATTTGAATCACCAAAAAATTCACCTTATAAGGCATTCTTTCACCAACCATGGCCAATATTCTATTTAACTGTTAAGGGTTTTTATGGTAAGGCGATGAGATATAGACTTCACATGACAGATTTCAACTCCTCATACAACGAGGGTAATGGAAACTTTGAAAGTGTTGGTGTTTTTATTGGATCAACATATGCATATTTAAGTGATATTCCGTTAAAGGGAATATTAAACTCACCATATATGTATGGTATTGAACAAACCAAAGACATTAAAACAAATGAAAAGACGGGTGAGGTTACAAAGATAATATCTAAAACATCTAAAGGATACCTCACACTTAAATCAATTTTTGACGAATACAAAAGAAAGGGGTTAATTGATGAAAACATGCCAGTCAAAACCTTAAAAGAGGTAATTGACATTGCTAAAAGATTAGACCCTATATTAGAAAAGAAGATTTTCGGTGAGGTTGTGGATATGAAAATATTCGTTGCGTCAAAAGAGATGTCAGACCAACTTAGAAAATTCTTTGGGGCTGTCGAGGCCTGGAAATCTAAATATTTAAGACCTGATTTTATTATTTTACCATCGGGTAGTGAAAATCCATTAGATCGTCATTTCTATTTAGTAAAAGATCAGGACAATGGAAACTCAACAGAAAAGATTCTTGGTGAGGATAAATCAGGAACCTTAGAATCAATAATACATGTACACCTAAAGAACTTAAAGAACAGTGAAATTTTTGGAAAAGAGACCCAAAAGACAACGGCGGACTTTAAAAAATTATCAATAAATCTTAACCAATCCATTAAGGATATTGGTTCTTATTATTCAACAACTAACGGTAACGGTAAAATTACGGTTGCAATTGAAAAGTTGTTTGATGATATGTACAAGATTTCTAATTCATTTCAGGAAGAATTAACAAAACTACAAGATGGTGTTGAGTTCAAAATGAATGAAATTATTTCAGGTGAGGATGGTATTGGTTTTGAACCAACAATACGAAATATCATTGCAATTATATTGGCGTCGGCAGATACGTACATCAGATTATTGAAGGGTGTCCATATTAAAGCGTTCAATGTTGCAGAGGAAAGAAAAAATGTAATTAAAGGTTTTACTAATGAAACTGTGGGAGATGCGATTTACCCATGGCCCGAAATTAAAAAACAAAGTACAGGAACAACTAAAGTTCTTGCATATCCTGCGGACGCTGATTTGGTACATAAATTAAGATCAAATAATATGGTGTTATGGCCAGAAGTACAATTCGTAGAAGAATATGCTGCGGTGTCCTCCCAAAGAATCGACAATCAAGGTGGTAATGAATCAACGACGAGTTCAATTAGATATGAATTTGGGGATAGTAATTCTGAGGAAAAAAGGACTAACAAAATATCGACCTTTGATCTACTACCTGGTTCCGCTTATAGTGATAAAAATTTAGATTCGTTTTTATATGAAATTTATGAGAGGTCACAGTTAGTTACCTTATATGATACTTTCAATGGTCCGACATTAAATGAACTTGGTAAACGAGAATTTGAAACAATACAAAACCTAACAGAGGAAGATTACTATCTTGTTGATATTTTAAAGGACAGTAAAATATTAAGTAAAAGTAGACATATAGAATTAATGCAGTCGTTTTCACCATTTGAGCGTTATCCATATTATGAGGACAATTTAATTACTGTTCCTTATTTATTGGACAACTCTACTACATCTTTTAAATTAAAGGATTATACGGGTGATGACACAGTAACCGCAAAAAATGGGGAGTATGAAAAATTACAAACAAATTTAACCCAATACATAAGTGAAGATTATAGATCAAAAATATACCCATTCAATTCTGACACGTATTTAGGGTATTTAGGTAAAACATCATTTGCAAAAACCGAACTTAATGTTGGTGGGGCACTTGATGTGGACACTGGTAAAGGATTCATAAGTGGTCCTATAGATCCAAATAGTTGGATGAAAGGAAACCAAGTTTCTACAAATATGTTTAATGAAACATTCTCTGTAGAAAACACGTCAGATAAATTAAATATTTTAAATACACCATATTTCCATAAATCAATTAATGATGGGTTCTTCGGTACATCATCTCTTGGTAAATATAAAACATCGGCATACCTTTTACTAAACTCATTACCGTTTAAAGATTTAAAAGACACCATAGTGTTCCCAAAATCCCCAACTGTTAATGTTTTGATGTCGTCATTGTTTAGGGAAATTGGATCAACACACTATGTACCATACCATTTAATATTAAAGTGGGGGTCAATATATCACAGATATAAAGAACATATAATTAATAATGTGGACATTCTTTCGGGAATAAACACACCAATTGACGGAAGCGTGTTTTTCGACAACACATTAAATTTAATTTTTAATGGTGATATAACCAGATCATCACAGACGGACGTGGGTATACACCCACACTATTCCAATATTTACCATCAAGTTGTAAATGGATATTTATATTATAATGTGGGTGACACAACATCAACATCGTTTGATAGTACGGTAACTGATAATGTATTATACATAAATCGTTTCAACACAACTAAAGGAAAATATTATAACTCGTTTGTTGATAACTCTCGTTTTACTTCAACAGATCTTAGATTAACAATTCTTCCTTCAACAGGAACCAACGAAAAAAGAAGTCTTTATTTGGATTTCAATGACTCGGAACAATTTAATTTCAGGGTGAATTGGGTGGATAACCAAAGTGGTGAATTTGTGGTAACGGGTAAAACATTACCATCACCAAAGGAATATTTTATGGGTATGTCAACTAACAATGAAAAGGTTATTGATTTACTTGGAACATTTAGTCCTGATATCTTAGGGTCATTCGAAGATGCGTTTTTAGATTTTTCAAGTGAGGTGATTGATAGTTACTCTGAACACAAAAAATATGATACAGTTTATTACTCTAAGTTTCAAAACCTCTTAAAAGAACTTGTAAGTGTTGAGAAAAAAGACGGTGACGATCTTGATTCTGACTCAATTATAAATTCAATTAGTTTAAGACAAGCGGAGAACCAAAAGGAAGTTACAAAAAACATCCTCACCACAAAGAATATGTTAGAACTAACAATAACAAACCCAAAAGAGTTAAATCTTCATGTGTTAAATGGGTATGTTAATGGTAATGGTCGGGTATTGTCTGTTGGGGAGTACAACGTATCTCAAGTATCTGCAAATTCAAAATATATCGACTTGTATGTTGGAGAAGACATTGATGGTTATTATTTGGAATTTTTTAATATTAGTAATATTGAACTTAGTGAGGAAAATGTTTTTGCATTTAGACCCATGGTTCAGATATATGCGGGATATAAAAAATCAGGAGGTGTAACGACTAAAGATGCTTTCGGTAGTTATATCACAGATTCAATTATAGGTCCACAAATCAGTAGACAAAGTATATTTTTAACTCAGATATATCGAAAATTACCAACATTAGAAAGGATTAAGGATCAGAATAATAATTTAGGTATTATTAAAGGGTATAATGAGGACACAACAATTAAGTTGGAGTTATATAGTGACATCAAAAGTTTAAATGATAAGTGGATTTCAGGTAACTCTATAGGTCAAAGACTTCTAATGGAGGAATTCATGTTTTTAGATAAAGCAAATAAAGATATTGGTGATGAGTTATTTATTGACTTAAAGAAACTAATACAACTTGGTGATGCGGAAAATGCGAATATTGATCTGTATTCCACAATTGGTATTATAATTGCAAGAACGGGTATTGATATGAGGGTATTACCCGCATATGTTAATTTTTACGCAAACGAAAATAGAAGAACGAGGGTTAAACCATCTGACACCATTGCGTCGGTAATGTTTGGTAAGTTTTTAGAAGTGGATGTTGAGTACTCAACACCGAAGGCAATCTTACAATATGTGTCGGGTGGATCAAAACACTTAAACTTGTCAGATATCAACGATAAGTATATGTATAAAGACGATTCGGTTGACTTAGAAAGTGCAACTGACAACCCCATTCTTATTACGACTCCTGATTATTTCTTAAATACAAATTTAGCTAAGTCAAATAAAGTGGTTGCATTTGAAGTTAGTTTTGGAGATCAAAACCAACAAATGTTTAAGGGTATTTCGTTAGATCAGAAACAATTTAAAAACACTTATGAATCTAACGTGGCAATGGAAAGACTTGCAAGGTCACAATCGGGATCGGGTATTGCACAAGTAGACACAAGTCTATTTGATATATATAGATCAAGGTCCTACACTTGTACAGTAACTGCAATGGGTAATGCAATGATACAACCAACAATGTATTTCCAATTAAAGAATGTACCTCTGTTTGAGGGGGCATATTGGATTGTGGAAGTGTCACACGCCATTGCGAACAATTCTATGTCGACCACCTTTAAAGGTGTGAGAATGCCGAAGGATTCGTTACCGAACCCAAAAGATTCATTTATTGCAACATATAGGGTTCTATTTGATAAGATTCTTAAGAGTGCAATTGCGAAACAAAAGAGTAATAATACAATCGGAGAAAACGAAACAATAACAACTAAAGAGGGTACCTTCGAAACCAATAGGGGTGGTGTTGGACCTAAAGGTGAGGAATTACTTAAAGAAGTTGGTTATTACCAATCAATACCTTTTAATGGTAAGGATGGTGTTCAGTCAATACAGAAAATAAAATATAGTGGTGAACACACGGCGAATCATGGAATTTGGTACAGGACCCGTGTGGATCATATTGCGGATCACATGTCCGACGATAAGGATTTGGGTCTTCCTAATTATGCGAAGTCATTAGAGGTTAACCCAACTAAGATGAAATGGTCGGAAATTAAAGGAACAACAAGTGAAGTGTATTTCTACACAGCACCTTTCAATATGAATGAACTAAAAGACAGTAGTAGCATTTTAAAGGATGGGAATAACCGAGGAAGTACATTCTTTAACCCAATGAATGGACTTAGAAAAGAATTTGTTCACCGATCTCGTCTAAACACCGACGATGGTTCAAGATTTATTGAAGCTCCGTGTGATTTTGGTACGAGAGGTGAGTATGGAATAACAATGTCCAAAATACTAATGAAGGATTTAAAATTAAGTAAAGGTGACGTAGTTTACTTTTTAATTAAGTAATATTGGAGAATTAGTGATAACAGGATATTTATAATAAAACGACAAAATTATGGACAACATAAAAGTAGACTCTGCAATTGAAAACTTTTTATCAAAAAAGAAAGTTACAGATCTCAACGAAGATGGTACAGAACAAGAAGTATGTGATATGGAAACGGGAGTATGCCATACCGTGCGTTCTAAGGATGGTCTTGTTGAAAGAATTAATAAACGATATCTTACCGAAGACGGTAGACAACTATTAAGTGATTAAACATGAGTTTAGAAAACAAATTACGCGAAGAGTTAAATAGGCACCATAGTATTAATAATTATGGTAAAAAACCTATTAACGAACAAGATGAGGTGGATCCAACGGAGTTACCTACGGGTGATGAACCATTAGGTGATGCGCCAGTGGGTGACGTACCTATTGATGATGTACCAATGGACGCACCTGTTGATGAAATTCCGGATGAAGAACCAGATGGTGACTTTGACACGGAAGAAATTGACATAACCGATTTGGTTAACATGACTCAAAACATCAAAAACGATTTAGATTCAAGTAAATCTAATAGTAGTGAGGTTATGGGAAAAATGGGAGATCTTTTTAGTAAGTTAGATGATTTAGAGGCTAAACTTTCACAAATGGATGTGGTAATAGATAAAATTGATGGTCTTGAGAGTAAGGTTACACAAATGAAACAACCAACTCCACAAGAAAGACTTGAGATGAGATCTTTAGATTCTTATCCGTTTAGTCAAAGTCCAAGTGACTTTTTCTCACAGAAACAGGTTGATATGAAGAAAAGTGGTAAAAATGAATATATTATCACCAAATCAGATTTATCCGATATAAATTCAGGTGAGATGAGATCTTCGTTTGGACAAACAGAAGAAGACGATTACTAAAAATGAGTTTAAGTTCGGACGTTAGGTTTTTATTGGAGTTACAATCACAACTTAGAATACTCCATTGGCAAACTAAGAGTCATGGAAAACATCTTGCTTTGGGGGACGCTTATGAAACATTAGGTGAACTTATTGACACATATGTCGAAACATGTATGGGAATTCATGGTAGGTTTACATTAGGTGATGAAGAAAGAAGTTTAAGTATACAGAATTTATCAGATATCGATTTGTTAGGTATGATTAAAACTGTGAGAACAAGTATTCAAGATATGGACATCAACCCAAAAGATGTTGATCTACTAAGTTTACGAGATGAAATGTTAGTTATTATAAATAAACTTTCTTATCTCCTTACTTTAAGGTAGTTGTAGTTTAAGTTAAAATATTTTAAAATATTAAAGTCCATGGGGTTGACCTTTGGACTTTTTTTGTGTACCTTTTAATATAAACAATAAAATATTTTAAATTATGAACACAATCGACGCGATACTTAATCAGTATCAAAAGAACAACAATCCATCCGCAGGCGGAAACAGTATTTCAAGTGAAGAAAGACTTAAAAGCTACTTTACAACCATCCTTCCAAAAGGAACAAGAAATGGGGAAAAAAGACTTCGTATTCTACCTGCCACGGACGGAGGGTCACCATTTGTAGAAGTAAAATTCCACGAAATCCAAGTTAATGATAACTGGATGAAAATATATGACCCATCACAAGTTGGTGAAACATCACCACTAAACGAAGTAAGAGATAGTTTACTTGCAACAGGACTTGAGGAAGACAAAAAAACCGCAAGATCTTACAACGCAAGAAAATTCTACATCGTTAAAGTTATCGATAGAGATAATGAAGAAGACGGACCTAAGTTTTGGAGATTCAAACACAACTACAAGCAAGAAGGACCTTTAGATAAGATCTTTCCAATTTTCAAGAACAAAGGAGATATTACCCACACTACTGAAGGTAGAGATTTAATCTTATCGCTTTCATTAAGCAAATCACCTAATGGTCGTGAGTACACAACTATTAGTTCTGTAATGTATGAAGATGTGGGTCCATTATCTACAGATCCTGAACAATCTACCGAATGGGCTAATGATCCAAAAACATGGGAAGATGTTTACGCTAAGAAACCTATTGAGTATTTAGAATTGGTTGCATTGGGTGAATCACCAAGATGGGACAACGATCAGAAGAAATTCGTAGGAACGAATGAACCAACTACGGTTGAGTTTTCAAATGAGTCTGCAAAACCAGCTGACCCACAAAGGGCAGAGGAGGAATCAGACGATTTACCGTTTTAATTAACCAACCCATAGGGTCCCCACCTCAAAACAAGTTTGATGGAAACATCTGGTGGAGCACGAAACCGACCATTTGTCGGCCCCGAGAATGGGGACCCTTTTATAATACAGATATGGCAATAAAGAAAAAAGATTTTAAAAGTATTAAATCAAAGTTCTCTAAACAGGCTAAGTTTAAGTCTGATAGATTTTTTGATTTAGGTGATGCATTTTTAGATGCAACAGGATTACCAGGACCGGCAATGGGACATATTAATATGTTACTTGGACATACGGACACTGGAAAAACAACTGCATTAGTTAAGACTGAGGTGGATGCTCAAAAAAAGGGTATTTTACCTGTGTTTATTATCACGGAACAGAAATGGGATTTCCCACACGCTAAGATGATGGGGATGGAAGTTGACGAGATTGTTGATGAAGAAACCGGTGAAATTGAATTTGATGGGTTTTTCCTATTTAACAATGAGTTCCAATATATTGAACAGATTACTGATTATATGAACGAATTGTTGGATGCACAGAATAGTGGTGAAATAGAATATGACTTACTATTCTTATGGGATTCAGTTGGTTCAGTACCGTGTAAAATGACTTTTGATGGTAAAGGTGGAAAACAACATAATGCATCCACACTATCTGATAAAATCGGTATGGGACTAAACCAAAGAATATCAGGTTCACGACGAGTAGATTCAAAATTTACAAATACACTTGTTATTGTAAACCAACCATGGGTTGAGTTACCAGACAATCCATTTAGTCAACCTAAGATTAAAGCTAAGGGTGGTGAATCAATTTGGTTAAACTCGACATTGGTTTTTAGATTTGGTAATCAGAAAAACGCGGGAACTAACCCAATCTCTGCAGTGAAAGATAAGAGAAAGGTGAAATTCGCAACGAGATCTAAGATTTCAATCATGAAAAACCATGTAAATGGTCTTGGATATGAAGATGGTAGAATTATACTAACATCTCATGGATTCCTATCAGGAAAGGATGCCGCTGAAGAGAAAAAGTCGTTAGAGACTTACAAATCCAAATACGCGGAAATTTGGAAAGAGAAACTTGGTATCGACGGTGACTTTGATATTAAAGAAGAAAACGGATAGAATGTTGAACCCTATAACAGGTAATAAATGTCAGTATTATTAGTAGACGGAGATAACTTACTTACAATCGGATTTTATGGAGTAAAAAATTACTTTTATAAAGGTGATCACATTGGTGGGTTATACCATTTCATTAACACTTTAAGAAAATCTTTTGAACTTTATAGGCTCGATAAGATTGTTGTCTTTTGGGACGGTGAAGATGGTTCGGCAACTCGTAAGAAGATATATTCTCGTTATAAGGAAAACCGAAGAGAGAGAAACCGTTCCGACAAGGAAAAAGAATCCTATACAAAACAAAGAAGAAGAATCCAACAGTACCTTGAAGAACTCTATGTTCGACAAGGTGAGTTTGAATTTTGTGAAGCAGATGATTGTATTGCTGAGTACACACAGAAGAGTACTGAGAACACAATTGTTTATTCCTCCGATGGGGACTTAGCACAGTTAGTATCTGACACTACAAGGATATATAACCCATCGCACAGGAAACTTTATAGTCAAGATGATATAATACAATACGAACACCAAGAACTACACATACAGAACGTTAAAATCGTTAAGATGATATGTGGTGATCGATCGGACAATATCACGGGAATATACAATTTAGGAATTAAGAAAATATTAAAACTTTTCCCTGAACTAAAAACAAGACCCGTTACTTTAAATGAAATTATTAAACGTTCAAATGAATTATTTGAGGAAGATAAAAACAATAAGACAGTTAAAAACCTTTTAACTGGTGTTACAAAATATGGTGTGTACGGAGAGGAATTTTTTACCCTTAACGAAAGCATTGTTAGCTTGGACCAACCGTTTCTTACGGATGATGCTCGAGAAACCATATCCGACCTTATCCATGAAAATTTGGATCCTGAAGGAAGATCCTATAAAAACACGATGAAAATGATGATGGAAGATGGAATGTTTACCGTTCTCCCGAAATCAGACGACGCGTGGGTAAAGTTCCTCAACCCCTTTTTACGATTAACTCGTAAGGAAAAAAATAAAAGAATAATTAAATTTAAAAAATCATGACGAATAACGACACAACTAAAGTAGAATTTTTGTTATCACTTAGCGGTAACATAATCTGTCAAAGATTCTTCAATGTGAAGGATTTTAACCATAACGCGAGAAGATCTTTAGATATTAAGTATGATGTTGCAAATATTTGTGAAGAAATTTCAAACGATTTAAAAGAAAAAACATTGGATTTTCTTAATAGCAATCAAAACTATTTCCCCGTTTTAGAGTCTGTGGAGACCAGTGAAGCTGAAGAGGAAGAGTACTTTTTACTTGAACTTAAGTTGAATGACGCAGTATTTATTCAAAGGATATTCGCTGCTCATGTCTTCCCACCCAATGTGAGATATTCTGTAGACATCAGACCAAAACTTAGAAGAATTTTAAACAATTTAACTGAGACCTTATCAGATGACGAAGTAAATACAACTTACATGTCGTACGAATTAACAAAGTAGAATAATAATAATAATTGAGATAGACATGCAAGAAAAGAATTTCGGTGAGTTGGGGAGTCAGTTCCAACAAACATTAATAAAATCTATAATTGAAGACACCAAATACGGGGAGCAGATTCTCGAAGTTTTGGATAGTAAGTATTTTGACAATATTACATTTAAGTATATTATTCAGAATGTAAAAGAGTTATTCATAACTTACAATTCGAGAGTACCGGACTATGAGACGGTAAGACAGAAGATTATAGAAAGTTCACTTGCAAACCCCAATACGAGTAAAATACACATCGACACGTTAGATGCGATTGAGAATCTTGAAAATCCTGTACACACACCTTCATTTGTAAAGGACACCGCCCTTAATTTCTGTAAACAACAGAGTCTAAAGAGGACCTTGAAAGAGGTTGACAAATTAATACATGGTGGTGATTTTCAAGCATACGATAAAATCGAAGAAATGATTGCAGAAGCACTTCAAGTGGGTATTTCTGATGATGTTGTTGTAGATATTTTAGATAATATTTCTGAAGCGTTGGAGAACGACATGAGAACACCAATACCAACAGGAATTACTGGATTAGATAATTTACTTGATGGTGGATTATCACACGGAGAATTAGGTATGGTTTTAGCACCAACAGGAACAGGTAAAACAACAATATTAACTAAGTTTGCAAACACCGCAGCTAATCAAGGGTATAATGTAATTCAATTCTTCTTTGAGGATAGTAATGCACAAATACAAAGAAAACACTTCACGGTGTGGTCAGGTGTTGAGGCTAAACATCAGAGTGAGCAAAAAGAGTTTGTTCAAGGGAAGATTGAAGCGGCTACAAGTCGAAAGGGTTTCGGTAGTCTTAAGTTGGTTAGATTACCTAATGGTACATCAACCACTGGTGATATAAAAAGAATTATTAGAAAAATAACGGCACAATCACCAAAACCCGTTGACTTAGTTCTTATTGATTACATCGATTGTTTGACATCGGATAAATCAATCAATGGTGAAGAGTGGAAAGGTGAAGGGGCAATTGTTAGATCAATCGAATCTATGTGTCACGAAATGAATATAGGTGTTTGGACTGCGGCTCAGGGTAATAGACAGTCAAGTACTGTTGATGTACCGGGTGTTGACCATTTCGGAGGTTCAATTAAAAAGGCTCAATCATCACACATCATTTTATCAATTTCAAGATCAAATGAACAAAAAGAAAACAAAACAGCCAACGTAACTTTAGTCAAATCAAGAATCGGTCAAGACGGCATTACCTTCAACGACTGTAAATTTGATAATGCAATGATGGATATAGTTCTTGAAGAACAAATGACAATGTTAGGGTTTGAACAGAACAAAGTTCAAAGAACACAACAAAGAGCGGCTAATTTGTACAAACAATCACAAGGAATTAAACAATAATTTAAATATATTAAGATGACAGAAAAAATATTACAAGAAAACCCAGGAAGATTTGTTCTTTTTCCAATTAAACACGATGATATTTGGAAGTTTTATAAACAACAAGAGGCAAGTTTTTGGACTGCTGAGGAAATTGACTTACAACAAGATGTGAGTGATTGGGTTAATAAATTAAACGACGATGAGAGACATTTTGTTAAACATGTATTGGCATTCTTTGCCGCGTCCGATGGTATTGTTAATGAGAATCTTGCGGAAAACTTCATTAATGAGGTACAATATACTGAAGCAAAATTCTTTTATGGTTTCCAAATTGCAATGGAAAATATCCATTCAGAAACCTATTCATTATTAATTGACTCTCTAATTAAAGATACTGAAGAACAAAATAGATTATTTAACGCTATTGACACAATTCCGGCAATTCAAAAAAAGGCTAAGTGGGCACTTAAATGGATCGATTCTGATTCTTTTGGTGAACGTCTTATTGCGTTCGCGGCGGTAGAGGGTATTTTCTTTTCGGGTTCGTTCTGTTCAATTTTTTGGTTAAAGAAACGTGGTTTAATGCCGGGTCTATCTTTCTCAAATGAACTTATTTCAAGAGACGAAGGTCTTCATTGTGATTTCGCGTGTCATTTATACAACGACCACGTTGAGAACAAACTACCAAAGGGAAGAATAGAGGAAATAATTCTTTCGGCATTAGAAATTGAGAAGGAATTTATTCTTGAAGCATTACCTGTGAGATTAATTGGTATGAATGCGGATCTAATGGAACAATATTTAGAATTTGTTACTGATAGATTGTTGGATTCTTTAGGTGTTGCAAAGAAATTTAACACTGAAAACCCATTTGATTTCATGCAAAACATTGCATTACAAGGAAAAACCAACTTCTTTGAAAAGAGAGTTGCAGAATACCAAAAAGCGGGTGTTATTAGTGACGGAGAAGAGGATTTAGATTCTGCATTCGGCGAAATGGATTTTTAAAAAAGAGGGATTATGAAAGTAAAAAAGAGAGATGGTTCCTTAGAGGAAATGAGATATGATAAGATTACAAGACGAATTTCGTCACTGTGTTCTGACTTAAATTTGGATTATGTTGATCCAACTTATATTACACTAAAGGTTACTCAAGGTATATATGATGGAATAACATCGACTGAGTTAGATACATTAGCGGCTGAGACCGCCGCGTCTATGACAACCACACACCCCGATTACGCAAAATTGGCGGGACGTTTAGCGGTTACTAACCTACATAAAACAACACCAAAGAAGTTTTCACAATCAATTAAGGAATTATTTTCTTTCATTGAACCACGTACGGGTCAGGAGTCTTCTTTAATATCTGAGGAATTATTTGATTTTGTAAAAAAGAATAGGGCGGTAATTGATGGTGCAATTGTACAAGAAAGAGATTTTAGTTTTGACTTCTTCGGGTTTAAAACCTTGGAAAGGTCATATCTTCTTAGAATTGGTCAACGTATAGTTGAGAGACCCCAATACATGTATATGAGAGTTGCAATGGGTATCTGTAACGGTGACATTGAAATGGGTCTTAGGATCTATGATGATTTATCACAACACTTTTATACTCACGCAACACCAACATTATTTAATGCGGGTACTCGTAGACCACAGATGTCGTCTTGTTTCCTAATTGGTAACAAAGGGGATGACATTAATAGTTTATTTGACACGATTCAAGATGTTGCAAATATCTCTAAATGGGCCGGTGGTATTGGATTACACGTTCATGATGTTAGAGCAAGGGGTTCTTACATTAAAGGGACTGGTGGCGAATCAGATGGTTTATTACCTATGATGAAAACATATAATGAAGTTGCACGATGGATTAATCAAGGTGGTAAAAGAAAAGGTTCTTTCGCTGTGTATCTTGAACCATGGCATGCTGACATCTTTGAATTCATTGATTTAAGAAAGAATCATGGTAAGGAAGAAATGAGAGCAAGAGATTTATTCCTTGCTATGTGGACACCTGATTTATTTATGCAAAGAGTACAGGAAGATGGTGATTGGACATTGTTCTCACCTGACGAAGCACCTGGTCTTTCTGATGTATACGACTCACCTAAGAATAAAAACTTTACTAAATTGTATGAAAAATACGAAAGTGAAGGTAAAGGTCGTAGAGTGTTGAAGGCAAGAAAATTAATGGATGCCATCTTAACCGCACAAATTGAAACAGGAACACCATATATGTTATATAAAGATCCTGCTAACTATAAATCGAATCAACAAAACTTAGGGACTATTAAATCTTCCAACCTTTGTACTGAGATTATAGAATATTCGACACCTGACGAACAGGCGGTATGTAATTTAGCGTCTTTAGCATTACCAAAATACATTATTGATGGTGAGTTTAATCACGAGTTATTATATGAATACGTTTACCAAGTAGTAAAAAACTTGAATAATGTGATTGATTTAAACTTCTATCCAACTAAAGAAACAAAAAAGTCTAATATGCGTCACAGACCTGTTGGTCTTGGTATTCAAGGTTTAGCGGATGTGTTCTGTATGTTAAGAATACCTTTTGAATCTGAAGAAGCGGATACATTACAGACTGATATTTTTGAAACAATATACTTCGCAGCAATGGCATCATCTAAAGATCTTGCTAAAGTTGATGGGCCATATGAGTCAATAGAAGGTTCACCAATTGAGAAGGGTATTTTCCAATATCAAATGTGGGGATTAAAAGATAATGATCTATCAGGTAGATGGGACTGGAAATCACTTAGAAAAGAAGTGGTAAAGTTTGGTGTGAAAAATTCACTATTAGTCGCACCAATGCCAACCGCGTCTACCGCTCAGATCCTTAACAATAATGAGGCTTTCGAACCGTTTACTACGAATTTATATTCAAGAAGAACATTAGGTGGTGAGTTTATTGTTATAAACAAACATTTGGTTAATGAACTAATGTCTGTTGGTTTATGGGGTGATGAGATTAAAGATAAATTAATTATGGAAAATGGGTCAGTACAAAACATACCTGAAATTCCAACAGAAATTAAGGAGATTTATAAAACCGTATGGGAAATGTCACAAAAAAGACTTCTTAATATGGCGGCTAATAGATCGGTCTTTATTGACCAATCACAATCGTTTAATCTTTTTATTAGTAATGCAACTAAAGCAAAACTATTAGCAGCACACCTACATGGGTGGAAGTTAGGTTTGAAAACGGGTATGTATTACTTAAGAACAAGATCGGCGGTTGACCCACTAAAGGGATTAGGAGTAAACACTTCTAAGGCAACTCCTGATGTGAATGTAGAAAAACAAAAAGAAGTGATAGAGAATCCAATACCGACATCTAATTCACTTTTAAGTGAAAATAAAGAGTTGAAAATGGTAAGTAATCAGGATATTAGACCTGACGATTCACCATTTGATTGTGAAGGGTGTGGTTCTTAGAATCGTATTTTAACTATTTTTTTTAAACCCCCCTTCATTGGGGGTTTTTTATTTAACACCATTTTATTAATGATTATATTTATTAGTATGGCATTAACCTATGGAATTGACTTTCCTTTCAGAGAAAGTACATCAGGAGATTATTTAAAGTTAACAACTACACCCGAAAAGGAGGTAAGAGCTAACCTTATACACCTTATTTTAACAAAGAAGGGTAGTAGATATTACTTACCCGAATTCGGAACAAGGATATATGAATATATATTTAATCAGAATGATATAGTAACCTTTAATTTAATTGAAGAAGAAATTCGTGAGGGATGTAAGAAATATCTACCAAACTTAGATATCAATTCAATAAAAGTTGAGTCAGCTGAAGATAGTACTGATCCTGTAACCACCGTAGATGAAGAAACGGATGAACGGTTATTTAGGTTAGGGGACTCTTCAACTAACCCATACACCGCAAAGGTTAAAATCGACTATACGGTTAATAATGGTGCGTTTAGCTCATCAGATTTTGTTATAATTAATATATAAAATGGCGAAGAAAATATCATATTCAACAAGAGATTTTGCGGGGTTAAGAGAAGAACTTGTTAATTTAAGTAAAGAGTACTACCCTGAGTTAGTTCAGAATACAAACGACGCATCGATATTTTCGGTGTTATTAGATTTGAACGCGGCTATTGGGGATAACCTTCATTATCACATTGATAGAGTATGGCAAGAGACGATGTTGGATTTCGCACAACAAAGAAAATCTTTATTTCATATTGCAAAAACATATGGTATGAGAATACCAGGTAATAGACCATCAGTGTCATTATGTGATTTATCAATCAATGTACCCGTAAGAGGTGACAAAGAGGATGAGAGGTACTTAGGAATTGTAAGATCAGGAGCTCAAGTTTCGGGTGGAGGTCAAACATTTGAAACAATTGAAGATGTGGACTTTTCAAACCCATTTAATAATAAAGGAGAACCAAACAGATTAAAAATACCTAATTTTGACAGTAATAATAAATTAATATCATATACCATAACCAAACGTGAAGCGGTGGTAAATGGTGTGTCAAGGGTATACAGAAGAGTAATTACTTCACAAGATCAAAAACCATTTTTAAAACTATACTTACCTGAACAAAATATTTTAGGTGTGGTATCAGTTATACATAAAGAAGGTACAAACTTTACTTCTAACCCATCATCTTCAGAATTCTCAAACTCATCAAATAAGTGGTATGAGGTGAAATCTTTGATGGAGGATAAAGTCTTCATACCAAACCCAACATCAGCATCGGACAAGAAAAATTTCATTGCTGGTGATAACAAAAGGGTTACAAATAAATTCATTAGTGAATATACACCAGAAGGATACATGTCAGTAACTTTTGGTTCAGGAACAGTAGATCCATTAGATAACTTAGATTCGTTTAATAACGGCTCTTTAAAGGTTAGTCTTGGGTCTTACTTAAATAACTTATCGTTAGGTGCAACACCAAGAGCAAACAGTACAATTTTCATAAAATACAGAGTTGGGGGTGGTAAAGACACGAATTTAGGTGTTAATATCATCACAAGTGTGGACAATATGGAATTTAATGTAAGCGGTCCGTTGACCAATGTAAATAATCAAGTAGTACAATCATTTAGGGTTACTAATGTAACTCCCGCTGTTGGTGGAGCTGATCAACCAACAATCGAAGAAATTAGAAATATGGTTGGATATAACTTTTCAGCACAAAATAGAGCGGTTACACTTAACGATTATAAGTCATTAATAGAAACAATGCCATCAACATACGGAGCACCCGCAAAGGTCAACGTGATGGAAGAAGATAACAAAATTAGAATTAAATTACTTTCATATAATAGTGATGGTAGTTTAACCGATACGGTTTCAACAACATTAAAAAATAATATCTTAAATTATTTGTCCAATTATAGAATGATAAATGATTATTTGGATATTGTTAGTGGTGAGGTAATTGATTTAGGTTTAGAAATTGATTTAGTTATTGATAAAAACACAACACAAACTGATGTTCTTAAAGATGTTATAGAATCAGCAACAAATTACTTCACAATTGAAGGTAGAAAGATGGGTGATCCATTATTTGTTGGTGAGTTAAAGAAAACAGTTGGGGATGTTGTGGGTGTTGTTAATGTTGTGGACCTTAGAGTCTTTGGTAAAACCGAAGGTGAATATTCAATGGCTGAGGTATCTCAGGGATATGTTAGTGAAGCAACTAAGGAGATACAACAATCAGATTCTACAGTCTACATGAAAAATAATCAAATTTTTCAAATTAGGTTTCCTAAGAAAGATATTAAAGTTAGAATAAAAACTCTCTCTTCCACTACATTTTAATTAAGTTTTTCTGTATTATTATTATAATGGGAAAATAGGTTATAATCTATTTATATTATATGATACAAAAACACAGAATACGAACTGAGATTGGTCAGGATCAAAAATTGACTGTTGAGTTAAAACAGGACTACGATCTTTTAGAAATTCTTTCTCTGAAATTCACACAACAAGATATATATACTTCGCTTTGTGCGGACTATGGGGTTGTTGCGGGTCGTATATCTGTCAATGACGGGTTTGGTGTTGCAAATGCAAGGGTTTCTATTTTCATTCCACTAAGTGATGAAGACAGTAATGATCCAATTATAAGTGCGTTATATCCATATACTACAACATCTGAAACAGATGAGGACGGTTATCGTTACAATCTATTACCTTCAAGAAAACAACACACTGGACATACTCCAACAGGTACATTTCCTGACCAAGAAGATATTTTGGGAAGAGAAGAGGTTTTAGAGGTTTATGAAAAATATTACAAATACTCGGTAAAAACAAACGACTCTGGTGACTTCATGATATGGGGAGTACCTGTCGGTCAACAAACAATACACGTTGATGTTGATATGTCGGACATGGGGTGTCAATCACTTGTCCCTTACGATTTTATATATGAGGGGGTATCAGATCAACAATTCGAAAATGGATATACTTTCATGTCGTCTAATAATATTTCAGGGTTACCACAGATCACAACATTCGAAAAAACTATTGAAATTTACCCTTTTTGGGGTAATGAAGATTTATGTGAGATTGGTATTACAAGAACTGACTTTGATTTAAAAGACCAGGGAATACGTATCGAACCGTACTCAATTATGATGGGAGGGTCATTTACTGATGGGGGTAAAGATTCTGTTAGAGTTCGTTGTAATGTTGATAACCAAATGGGTGAAAAATGTTCACTTATCACTGGTGAGGGTGACATTGAAGCAATACGATTTACGGGTGAGTATGATAAAAATGTAGATGGAACTCTAAATTATAGAAGACCAATGCTTGAGGCCATTCAGTTAGATTCTCAAATCGATGAGAATGGTAATTTCTTTTTCAGAGTTCCGATGAACATGAGATATGTTATTACTAATGAATTTGGTGAAACTGTGACAACAAAAGATAGAAATAAAGGTATTGCTACGAGATCAACATATAGGTTCCGACTTTCATTACAAAATGACAATGGTCAGAAGAAACAATATCGAGGAAAATATTTAGTACCACAAATTAAAGAATATCAATTAGGTTCTTCACCAACCTACCCTAACCCAAAATCATATGCATTCTCAACTAATATTGATGATTATCCTGATGAGGCAATTGATGATATAAGTGGTCAAAATAATGATAATAGATTCTCGAATGATTATTTCTATTCATTTAGGTATAATAGAGTTTATACTGTTTCTTCCTTTATTAATCAATACCATAATAAATCTTGGGGTGAAACGGTATTCCCCTTTTTTGTAAAAGATAGGAACGAATCATTTATTGGAATAAAAGAAATACAACCTTCTATTGAAGAAGACTGTGCGAATAACAATGAGTACTTCCCTATTACGGATGCCGTTAGGAATCACAAGTTTAAGTTTTTAATAATAATTATTCTAAATTTCTTAGAAAGGATATATTTGGTTATTACTCAGTTTGCAATTGATTTCATAGTTGAATTTCTATTTGACATAAGTGAAGCATTGTGGGAGTTCTACTTAGGTTGGCCATTCAAATGGAGACCTTTCTCAGGAATATCGAACCGAATTGCTCAATTTGCAAGGTCTATACAAATAACAACTTTAAGAAGGTTGAGTCTTATTAATTATCCTGATTGTTATGAATGTACTTTAGATCCCACGTCTGGTGACGAAAGTGGAAATGGTGGGTCATATACATATGATTACGAAACGGTTTCCAATGACCCTAATGATCTTGAGAACATAATAGGTGTTTCGGGACTTACAAGTGTTAATTCAAACATTACAGTACCCCACGATTTCGACCCTAACAGTTCGGACCCTATTATACTAACCGACTTAACCATACCAATAACGGGTGGTAGTTCAATAAAAAACTACATAATTAAATATGTTATAACGGCTACGGTGTTTGGGTTTGATTCTAATGGCGGCCAAATAACTATTACACCCGAAGATTATGGATATGTTTGGATTGGATATGGGTCATCCTATGGTACGGCATCAACGGGGTCTACACTTACATTTGGGGGTCTTGCAAGTAAAATACATAATGACGTTTATTCTGCACAAGGAGCTGACACTCAACAGACATTACCAACATCGTATAGTAACACAGCGCTTTCATCGGCGGGTAATATTACAATAAAAGACATTTACTTTCTTTCTGAATTAACATCGACAGAAAATCCACCCAATTTATCTGAAAGTGGTTGTGAAAAGTATGACACAATTTACGATGCGGATGGTGATATGGAATTAACCGCTCTTATAAATAACCCTGCGGGTACACATGATTATGCATGGCACGAACAAAATCCAACCATACCGGCGGGTGTTGAATATCCTGATATTTTTATTGACACCGAGGATCCGTGTAATTACACACCACCAGTAAATGACATTGTGGCGTCTGTAAGTGCGTGGTCGGACGAAACCATTGGATGGCAAGGTCAGAGAGATAGAAGATTGGCGTTACTTGCTGGTTGGACCGCAAATAATGGTGATCAAGACGGTACGGCATCTGGACATTCAGAATTTAGAGATGGTGTTTATAGTTTAGTTGCCGCCGCCGGTAAAAACAGAGCCCTTATTCTAAATTACTCAAGAAGAAAGTTACTTGGTAAATTAATGTGTGCGGGTGTTACCTCATATACCTTCAGTAATAGTTGGTTAAATGGTTCATTATATTTTTTCCAATTTAGAAGAAGAAAGGGAGGTAGTAATGCAAAATTCTGTAAAGATGTAATATACCGTAAGGAAGATGAAAATGGGGCACATTACTACTACAGATCATCACCATACATGAATGGTAGTTTTATCGGTCAAATAGGTGATAGATCATACGGTGAGATACTATTTCCAACAACCATTATGGATTTAGGGCCAAGAAATATGTTTATTAAAGAAATATGTGTTGACCCGGAATTAGATGTAAATTGTTCGGTATCTAAAAGTATTGGAAACACATCGTACCAAGATATAAATGACCTAATGGAATGGGTTATCTCATCAAAAGAGGTTAAGGAACAAGGTAAACTTAATGTTCAGGATCTTTTTGATAAAAGAGGTGGTGGATCAATGGATGGTGATATTGTGCAACTATTAAATTTCAATTCCCAACTTGGGATATATGGTTATGATGATGAAGACCAAGACAGTCCGTATTTTCCCGTAAATGGTGCCGAATATTTTGACGGTGCGGGACCACTAAGTATGAATTTTGTTTTTTCCGAGGACGATGAAGATACGGCCATTGTGGAGAAAGATGGAACCTTACTTAGGTTATGTATTAATTCTGCGGGAAATCTAACTGAAACTGCTCAGGACGTTCCATTTTATAAATGGGATAAAAAGGGTGATGGTTTTGGTGGTGTAGGAATGACCAATACAGAGTCTCAGAATTGGGATAGGAATAGTATACACATGACAAAGTACCAAGGTGGGTGGGACTATGTTGGATTAATGGAGAACGACCCATATGGAGGGGGTCCATACCCAACAGGAACAACCATTAATCACCACTACTACGACGGTTCTATATTACCACCAATACGAGAATGTAGTGACGACAATTATATGGATACAAAAATACCAATCGGAGGGCCATTCTTCTTCTATTTTGGTTTAAGGACAGGAAAAACCGCGTGGAATAAATTTATACAAAATTTCGGTCCATTATGATAAAAAAGAAAATAGTACACCCAACTAAGAGATATAGTGGTTCTGAAGCAGAAAACTTAAATATAAAGTTAGGTCTTGAAAGGGACGAACAATTATTACGTGAGGGTGACAGAACTATAATTCTTGACATTGCGGAATTATATAAGAAAGAAAGAAACGAAAGCACTAAGTATAAAATATATGGTAAGTCTAAAATGATCTTCCGTAATCTTTATAGTGGTCTTACTACGTACAACCCACTTAAAAACACCCTATATGATTTGGGAGATGGTTTAGATGGTGATTGGATGGGTTATTTACCTTACGATGAGTTTGCGTTTATAAGGAGAGATACTGTTAGAGAAGTTGCAACGGCAACAGGAACAACCATTGGAGAATTTAACCAAACAATAACGTTGTCAGGGACAACGGACCATTCAACAATAACTGTGTTGGATTCGTCTACATGGAATTGGAATTATCATCTGAGTTATGTTTATAGTCATGATGGTGACCACCCAATGAAATACACGTTATCTGGAGGAACCACCTACGACTTTACAGCGTCTGCGGGTGTACCATTTCGGGTAATAGTTTATGATGCATCATACCAACTAATAAGTCCTATAAAACATAATATGTCTTTGGGTGAGTTTATTATCCTTTCAGGATCAACAATGACCTCCCTAACCATGTCGGAAAGGGTTTTTAATATTAGTTCGGTTGGGGATAAAAACTACGAATCTGAATTGTACGTTGTAAACATATCAAAGTCGGAATTCACCCCAAATCAAATAACCATTATGGATTCTATCGGTGTTGTCTTCGGTCAACGATGTTTAGATAGAACTAATGTAACAGGAACCACGTCAACATATTATGTGCACAAACACAAAACATTAACTACTGTTGACGAATGCATTATTGATAATGCGGGTTTTGAGACACCTATTTTTGAAATTGAAAGGAAATTACAATTTGAAACTGCAGATCAAAGAAATGATGTTTACATTGAAAGGAATAGACCCGAATCGGTATTATACCATTTTAAAAATGCATTAGACATAAAAGGGTTGAGAAATAATTTTAATTATACACCAACAGAAGTATACCTGACAACCACATTCAGAAATAAGAATGGATATTTTGACTACCCCCCAAGAAACGGTTGGAAGTTTAACTTTCATAATACTTGGGTGGATAATCACTTTGACACCACATTTTCGGGGTCTGACACAAATTTACCTTTTACCTCAGTTAATAGTAGTGGTTTTACGTTTAAACAAGGTGATGAGTTACCTGTGGGAACAGAATTAGATGGTGCATTTGTTGAATATAACGAACAAGATTTCAAGGAAACAATATTAAGTGAGGGTTTCCATAAGATATCGTCGGATGTCCTTAACTTCAATCACGGTCAAACAAGTACCTCAAATTTCGGTGGGGTATCACAAACAAATCCAAGTGGTTTAATATACCAACCACACTACAGAATTAAACTAAGGGAGTTATCTCCTTATGTGGAGACTGCAAACACCAATAATATTCACAATTTACCTGAAAATGTAATGTATGATGAATTAAATAGTGTGTGGAAATGGAGAGATCTATATGATCATGGGTATGTTGATCCTGATAATTTCGGGACCAACCATCCATTTACCAACGGACAACACTACGTCAAAAGTGACATAAACTTTTTGTTTAGAAATGAAGAACGATTCCTTAATAAGGGAGTTGGGATTAAAAACTTTACAAGTGATACTGATTGTTAAATGAAATTAAGATACGAAAACGGAGATAAGAAATTGGTTATAGGTACTAATCAAAATTTCAGAACTGATGCGGGTTGGGATGAATCATTTCAAACGTACGAGAGGGAACTTTTGGAGGACCTAATAAATCCTGTTGAGAATTACGAGACGTGTAGGTATATCCACAAACCATACACATCTAACAATATTCTACAGAGTGACATATGGTTTTATTTTTATTTTAAACAGAATAACTCATATACCCTTGGGTTAGATTATTTTAGAGTGGGTATTGGGCAAAGTGATCGAAATGTGGTGGATCTAAAAAATAGTTTCTTCAAATTAGAATTCTATAAGACACCTAACAACGACCCACCTAATAGACAGAATAGAAGATTGGTTTTTTCTAAAAACCTTAATCCAATGATTGGTGAAGAGGTTACTCTAACATCGGGACAAGAGTTAAAGGTACCTGTGTTCATGGGTTCACCATTTAAAAACAAAGAGAATATGTATCTCTTTTGGTTTGAAGATGATAGTGTGCTTGAGGAGACACTTTTAACCGGTGGTACATTTTTTATGACCGCTAAGTTTCATAACGCATACAACGGAGAAAAAACACAGTTTACAAATAACCCATTGAGTGATATTTCAATACCTGTTGAGGAAGAGGATCTCTATTATATTGTTGAGATGGATAGGAGTAATGCCCCAACATATAATTACATGATATCCGAATATGACCACATAAATCAAAAGACGGGTAATCGAATCGGTACGTCCACATCACCAATTAATTTTTATGAAATGATTGTAACAACCTAATTATGGAAAATAATCAATACACTTTAAGATTAAAACAAATTCACACGGGGTCGTTAACATCATTAACTGACCAAACGTGGTATGATCCTAATGACAATGTTATCCCATGGTCAGGATCTAATGGGGTTTATATTGGACCTGAACTAAACGAAGTTGTTTACAATTCGGGAAGTCTTGCTGAGGGATATTATAAATGGGGAGGAACTTCATGGAGTGCAACCACTAAAGATCAGGCGTACGACACATACGATCTTCCGGTTTATTTAGAATCAACCGCTGATGAAATGGGTGGAATGGTTGGATTTGACGGTGATATTGTACAGACAGAGGTGTTGTGTAATTTCAATTATCAGGTAATAACAGGGAACACCATTAGGTTATATAATACGGTTGATCGAGATAATTTAAAAATAATAGTAAACGAAACCTTTATTGTTGATTGGGGTGATGGTAACACCGACACAATTAATGTGGGGACAGGTAATAATCTTGCATTTTTACAACACACATTTAGTGTTGATGGGACATATATTGTTTCAATTTCATTAAATAATTCGTGGACAAATAAAAAAACAACAAAAAATATTACAGTACCCAAAAACATTTCGGTGAGTAATCCGAATGGAACTTTTGGCCCTTTTACAATTCCTTACAAAACAATCACGACCAATCAAAATTACATTAATGATCTTGACATAACTGATAATGATTCAGATGCAACATTATATTTTGCGGGGATTGGTAGAAGTAGAATATCAGAATTAAAAAAATATGGTCAAAACACCTATAACGGTGTGACAACGGGAACTAACAGTAATGGTTTACCATATTCAGGTTATACAATTGACAACCTTACGTATAAAGATTACGACGATGGTCACACAACAATAACAGGTACGACCACCTCATTTGAACAAGAAGAAGTGTTCAATAAAATGTTAACCAGAAACGAACATTTCTTAGGATTTATTGACGAACCGTCTATTTATTCGGATGTGTTTGTTGAGCGAGGAAAGCAAGGTGTGTTGGAAATGAATCTAAGGTTAGGTGAATTAGACAACGTCGGAGAAATATCTATTTACGGAAATGGGTTTTTTAATGTAAAAAAACAATAAAATTATATTTATTAATTAAAAGATTATGGCAGTAGGTAGTTATGGCACAATTAGACCGGCAGATGTATCACCATCCGATGTGGAAATTTTCTTCCATTATGTATCGGGAAGGACATCTACATCTCCAGTGCAATTCAAAAAATTAAATTCGGAGGATGTCCTAACACCTGTATATCATAATTCAGATACAACGGATAGTCCTAATGCACCCGACACGGAGATATTAGGTGGGTTATACAATCTTAAGTTGAGTTCGTCTGATTTTGATGAGTTAGGTATCTATACATTACACATTAGACCTAAACAAATCAGAACAAGCATTACTGATTGTGGGATCTTAGCATCTTTACCATCAGTAAGAGGAATTATTGTTGATTTAAGTAACGTTCCTTCGGGGGACAGAAACAAATTCACACCTCAAGGGTTAACTGGTTATAGAATAGAATATCTAAATGACGATGGAACAAAAATCCCTAATTTTTATAGGGTTGTTACGTCTTCATTCTATTGTGTTCCTGTAGTCTCAAATTTAACGAGTACATCACAGAAGGCAATTAGATATCAATATACTGACTCGATTACAAATCTTTTGTATCTAACAGTAACACCATCGTCAGCACCGACAAACAGACCGAATACGGTTCCGTTTATTGGTGAACCATCACAGAATATTATTTTCACAAATACGTTCTTCAACCCAACAACAATTGAAGTTGATATGGTTGAACATGATGACACTACGTTGGCTTACGCACTTTACGGTAATCAGTCTAAATCAGTTTCTGATGGAATATATTCTATCTATGATAAATCCGATAACATTTACAAACAGTTTAACTTATTCGAAATTAAGGATGAGTTTAACGAAACGTTATATGAAATCAGAGAAGAGAGGGACGAAATTGATGACACTAAAAATTTTGACGATATTCAACAATAATGGCGAAAAGAAAAGTTCCGAGTCAAGCGGCGAGTGGAAGGGAAACCTTTAATGATAACTTGGTCGGTAATCAAATTACCGATGGTACAAGTCAGCTAACCTCTACAAACTTTTCATTGGATAAAAGTATCCCACAAAGGGATAGAAAATCATTTCAATCAAAACCATTTTCAGAATATTTGACATTTGAGGATATAAAAGAAGAAGAACCAATTGAAAGTGGTGTTTCAACAATTACAACTCAAAGAAGAAAGGATAAGGTAAAGTTTAGGAATTCTAACGAAGAAGGATCTAAATCTTTATTCGGTTCATTAAAGCAAAGGTTACAAGTATCGGTGTCGAGAATCATTAGTAAGTTCCCTGCGGGGTTTTACATTGATAAAGAAACACCAACAGCGTCAACATTATTTACTGCATTAAATTCTACCTACAATCAGAAAACAAACGTTACTTCATTTCAGGTTGAAAATAGTAAAATATTTAACCCGTTAGATGTTGTTCTTGTAAAACCAAAAAGTAACACATTACCTGAGACAACAAACATTATTAAGAATTTTTATGATTCTTATAAGAGATATGAATTAGATATTAATTCGGTTTCATATCAGGTTATAAGTTATACGGAAGTCAATTTAAGTGGTTTAGTTAGTTTAACGGTAAAGGGATCTCCATTTGGGACCTCACCAACATATAGTGATAGTTTTTTAATTAGACCTAACAATAGTGTTGTTGAAGAATTCTTTGAGGGGTTAGATGATTTAGAGGCGGTATTATTGAATCGTGAATCTAAAATAAAATACACCGCAAAATTCAGAGCACCTCAAGATAGTTTAGATGGTTCAAAAACAGAATTAAAAACTAATGAGGTTTCATGGCCATTATATAGAGATAAATGGAATTTAAAAATATCAGGGAGTGCCTACGTAAGTTACGTTGAAGAGTTAAGTTCACTCGGTGATCGAATCGATGATTATAAATCAAATGTGGTTTCAAGATTTTTAACCACTGCGTCGTTATCTGAATTTGATACTGAGGATAGACGAATGGATTCTGCAACTCAGTTACTTGGACATAGTTTTGACCAAGTTAAGAAGTTTATTGATAATATTGCTTACATGAGAAATGTAAGTTATGATCGTATTAATAATCTTCCTGATGTACTATTAAAAAACTTATCCAACACACTTGGTTTAGATACTTTAAATTTATTTGACGAAAAGAATCTACAAGATTCACTATACACAAGAGTTGATAGTCAGTACGACGGAGTTAGTCTTGGAATGAATATGGTGGAAGCCGAAACGGAGTTCTATAGAAGACTCGTTATCAATCTTTCACACATTTACAAATCAAAAGGAACAAGAAAGGCAATTGAATTCTTTTTAAGATTTATTGGTGCACCTGAACCGTTAATTAATATTAACGAATATGTTTATCGTTATGACCAAGTAAAGAAGACCACGGCAGACATTGATAGTGACGTTTATGACCTAATTCAGGGGGATAAAACCTTCAAAGTTGCGTTATTAACGGTTAGTACTGTTGAGGGATTAAAAACCGATGTTACCGCACAAACCTCAGGATTTAGTTACAATAGTGTAACCACAACAGGTTCCACACTTTTTAGTGAAGGTGAATACCCCGTAAGTCTTGTGTCGAATAAAGGACAATATGGGGATGCGAAGGGGATTGAAAGTGAAAAACAGGACGTATTCTTCCAAAAAGGAGCTGGTTGGTACGATATTACGTTAAACCATAGATCATCAACAGAGTTAGACGATGAGAACTCAAATCTATTTTCAAACCCTAAGGTTATAAAGACCAAAAATAAAGATTTTACATATGGTGAAGATTATTTTGACCTATATAAACAGTTTTCGGGGTTAGATTATGGTTATGAACTACATAATGCGGTTGATAATAATAAAACAGAACTTTTAGAGGATGAAGATTCAAAAATCTTTAACAGGAAGAACATTCAAATCTACCTTTCATCATCTCAAGGTGTTGATAATGACATATACAGACAAAGTAGAGAATTAAAGGTATCCTTCGGTCGTGCGACGTTAGAACCACAGACGGGATTCACGTTTGCTGAGTACACAGAACACGTTTTAAACGAACAAATACGTAATACACATATAATTCGATACAAAAACAATTATATACAGTTAGAGGACATATATGAGGGTTATCTTTTAAAGGTACCGAACCCATATAGTCTACCAACTGTGAGTGAATTTATAAACCGTATGAGTCCTTATTGGACACAAGTGGTTGAACAATTTATTCCTGCAACGACACTATGGACCGGTGGTAATATCATTGAAAATAGTAGAATAGGAAGATCTAAATTTGAATATGAAAAACCATGTTTACCAAATGAATTTACTCAAAATTTATTTCCTGAATTTGAAAATGTCATTGAGGAGGATTTAGAAACAATTTTAGGTGACCCGGATTTATTCAGAGGACTTACGGTTGTTAGTGGTGTAACTTACACACTTCATATTGACTTCAATGGTTTAACATTTACTGGTGATACTGACGTTACTATTAGTGGTGAAACACTTACGGTTACGGGTACCACATGTGATGAAATCGTGGTTAATCATGATCATGCGGGGTTATATGATCCCTATGAAATAACATCAACGTGTACCGATATTGAAAATGTCTTTTTTGATAATGAAGGATGTGCACAAACGGTTGAATTTATAGAATTTTCAGGGATAACAACACTAAGTCAAGAATCCATAACAAGTGGAGGTACCCAATTTGATAAAACGGTACACTTACCATTGTTATGTGATTTTAAATGTTATTTAAAACCACAATTAGAAATATTAGAATGTCTTTGGATTGATGAAATAAAGGACATTATTGATAACCAAGTCAATAAAACATACTATAAGAAAACAAAATACACTGGTCATGGTGGGTTGATTAATAACCACGCCGGTTGGGAAGAATTTAAAGTAAGTGGTAACACTGAGATTGGTACTACATTCACAAACGAATTAATTAGTACCGTTGATGATGTTAATGGACTTACAAAACTAACGGAAACATATGATTATGAATATGCACCGTTATTGGACTATAGAATTTTTACAGATACCGATGGTATACAAAAAATCGCTATTGTACCTTATGTTTATAATATACAATTATATAGTGCATCGGGTTCACCTTTAACATACACACCTGTTGATTTTGATTGTTTAGATCCAAGTACGTTTGATTTTTATTTCGATTCAGTTTACCTAACAGGGACAACAAAATGTGATCCTAAAGTTAAGGTTTATGGTGATGGTACAATGTATACATTACCTGAAGATCCTGACAATTGTGAATTAATGTCGAATGTTTACTTTGAAGTTTCAGGTATTACATTTGGAAATGAGGATACTGTTGACGACGGTGATATATGTTCTGATTGTCCACCATACAATACCGATTGGCCGGTTAATATATTCATTAATTGTGTTGGTGATTATAATGAAGGTATCTCAGGGTTAACACATACCCATCATAGTGCAACACCAAACTACACGGTTGAATATGTGTCGGGTTGTACGTTTATGGTAAGAAATGTAAGGGAGTATGACGTTATTGACATCTCAATCACGGACGCTGCGAACTGTGATCAAAAAGTAAGAATCGAAGGGTTACAACAAAAATTAGAATGGGACCCAATTAATAATGACATTACAGAACCAAAAAGTCATTTTGTTGAATATTCTGTGGAATCTTTTTTACCGGGGGAATACCCTGATAATGGTTCTGTGGCAATAGAAACTCAAAGTGGTATAACATATTGTGACAATTATCTTGGGTATACTATACAACCTAAAGTACAGTATCGACCAACATTTGATTACGGGGTAAAACAAGATAGTAAAGTTTTAGAAATTACCGATGGTACGGTAGTTATATCTGCAACAACAACGTGGGAGAACATACAAACATGGATTAATAATGGTAGTATAGTACACACCAACGCACAGGACATAAGTGATGGTGATAGGTTATTATCGGGTGAATTTTTAACATGTCCATTCGGTTCTGAAGATTTTAGAGACTCAGTAATAAACGGGTTCTCCTTTGGTCAGAATTATGTAGAAGTTACGGTGGACAATGTGGATTGTTTAGGTACCATTAAGATGGATGTTATTAACGACCGTTTTAGAATCCTACCAAATACGAAAGTAAGGGTATTAACTAAAACAAGTGGTCAGTGGGAATTCACTGAAAAATATCCTGAAGAGTTATTTGTAAGACCATTAGATCAAGTTGTTGATCCATGTTGTACATATGATAAAGATTACTTTATAAAAGGTGATTACCTTATAAATGAATTAGGTTTCCCAATTGAAGTAACGAGTTTAAACTTAGAATATTGTGAACGTGAATTATTTTATCATTTAACACTTAACCAAGTAGGTGAAGTGGCATACCCCCAAGTTATTTTATATAATGGGGATGTTAATGATTGTATCTTAGTTCAGTACCCACAACAAACTTTTGAAGATTTATCATTAAGTTCACAACAATACTTCCAAGATCAATTAGATTGTGCTGTCATACCCACAATTGAGGATATAAACCGACCAATTTACGATGAGGGTTGTGATGAATTTGTGGGGGTCTTATTAAGACATCAAACCACAAATATAGAGGTAATTGCTACTTATAATGCATCATATGAAATCGGTGACATTGTGAGTATAGTGTCCATGGGTGGAAGTGAACCTGATGGTTGTTATGTAATCATAGCATATGTATTCCAAGGAACGGTAGAATATAACATAAATGATTTATGTGTTTCACCTACGTCAACACCTCAACCATCACCTAACCCAACAAGTACACCACAAACATCATCAATACCAACACCTACCCCATCACCTTCGGGTAGTCCTACACCAGAACCGAGTCCATCACCATCACCAAGTGTGACTGCAAGTCCTACCCCATCACCTTCGGGTAGTCCTACACCAGAACCGAGCCCATCACCATCACCAAGTGTGACTGAGAGTCCAACACCCACACCAACACCGACACTGAATTGTGATTTCGATGTCGATA